GCGGTACGGGGTGCCATGTTTCTCGGCTGGCTCCCACATCATTAGCGCCCAAGTCTTCTCGCCACCGATAGCCGGTATGTCGCGGTAGCCTAGATAGCCATCCTTGACGAAGTACCCGCCGTCCCGCATCGCTTCTGACTCGCCCCAGACCAGCTTAAAGTTGGGCTGGTTGTACTTATTGAGTCCGCCGACGCGAGTTAAGCGCTCCTGGAACCACTCTGGCGCCTTACGCTTCACGCACCACACCAATCACATCCTCGTAGCGGATGGTGTAGTACTGCGTGTCAGTGCTCTTGATCTTTTTCCAGCCGCGAAACGGGTCTAGCTTTAGATAGTTGCGGCCAAACTCATCCGTGAACACGATGTCACCGGGCCTGTAGGGCATATCCACCCACAACCCGGATACCGGGAAGCTCGCGCCGCAAGCAAGCACCTTGCCGAGAAATGGCTTAGTGGCGGCTTTGTCCGTGGTGACTATTTCTTTGCCGTCCAGCCCGATAACGTCTAGGCTCTTGGCATCCTCTGCGGGGATCTCCTGAATCAGGAGATTGTTGAGTACTACTTCTAGTCTTGCCATGTCTCTCCTTCAAAAAACCGGGGAAGGCTATCAACCTTCCCCAAATCTGCCTTGGTTCTCTCGTCCTTACGGGTGAGAGGTGTTACAGGGTCATCACAGAGTTACCGTGGGAAGGCCCTGAATGTAAAAGTTCTCTTTCGGATTGTTGCAAACCAACTGGAAGCCACGCTCGTAAGCAAACATGGTCGAATCCAGGTAGGTCGTACCGGCAGAGCCGCCGATGTTCGGGACGGCAATGACGGTGTTGCCCGGTGTCCACTCATGCAGCCGCGTGGGGAACAGCTCACCGAAGTACCACGTATCCGGCACGATGTAGTCCATGCGGGTAGGCTCGGCAGTCGATGCATACACCACGTCTGTACCAGCCCAGGTCTTCTGCATGTTCTTCTTCGCCAGATCCGGCACGGTATCCCCACCCTCATCCAGACGGGTAAAGCCGGGGTTGTAGAACTGGTTCGACAGCGGAACGCCCTGTGCGGGGTTCAGGAGCCAGAATGCAGACTTCTCCGCATCAAAGTCATCGCCCATCGCACGCATACGGATTGCCTGTACGCGCTCTGCGGTCGAATTGACCAGTGCACCGTTGCTGTTGAAGTTGATGGTTGGCGTCGAAAGACGGCCAGGATAGTTAGCCTTGGCGATTCCACCGATGGTGCCAGTATTACCGTTTGCCAGCCAGTAGTCCTTGCCTAGAATCGAAGAGCCAGCCGCGCCAGTCGCACCCGAAACGACAAGAATGTCGCCCGTGGTTGTACCAGCGGGAAGTGCAGTCGTCGAATAGATCGTCTGCGCAACCGGATCAACGTAGCTGATGGTAAAGCTGCCGCGATTGGTTCCACCCACTGCCGAAAGCACCTGCACGGTCTGCTGATCCTGAAAGGAACCCGCAGTGTTCAGGCCGACAATCGAGCTATAGGTAGCAGAGCCAGAAGCGCCACCACCGGTAGCGCTGTTCACTGTCGCAGTCGAGGGGATCTGGTCAATCGTTCCCGAGCCGTCGCGGTGAATCAGGCCTTCTACCTGGTTATCGAAGCTCTTCAGTGTGTTCTGAAGCTCTTCGCGCTTGATCTTCACCAAGCCACGATCCTTGCCGTCTGTCGCCTGCTGCGTAAGGTTCGAAATCTCGCAGACGTTGGACAGGCGAACCGGAGCGACAACAAAGCCGTCATAGCTGGAGCCAGTACCACGACCCCACACAGCAATTGCGCCAGAAGTATCAGCGGTCATCTGCTGGATACCACCGCCGCCCTGTGCGCGGAACGGAACACGCATCGGGGAACGGGTTACGCCACCGCCAGATGTCGCATTCGAGATGTCCATCTTGTGTGCGCCCTTCTCGAGACGAGTAAGGAAGCGGTCAAAGTGCTGCTGGTAATCGGGGATCTCTTCGACCCACGCATCCAGCTCAATGGCCTCTACGGCCAGTTCGTTCATGGGAGAGCCCATGGGGGAAACCTCTAAAAGTAAGCTCGGACGCTGTTAGCTCCGGCGCGATGTCTCTATCGCTGCTGTCTGCTCACTCAGAGGCTTACCGTAGTTGTTAACCCGGGCATGCACCGGTCACTGGGCTATTGCAAAGGAGAATGCATTATCAGTAGTGCGTTGTCAAGAACAAACTTACCGCTGTTTAACGACCTGAATCTTCTTGCCGTTGTATAGCGTGTAAATCCCTTGTGCCATCTCCAACGGGTGGCTCTTGATGTGGTTAATCTCGCTGGCTGGTGGCTTTACTGTGCGTACTTCGATATTGGGGCCTGCTGGTCCAGTCTTAATTCCCGGCTTGCCTGCTGGCGTTGCCGTCTTGGGCTTGCCTGCCAGGAACGATCCATACCGTGCCTTAACCAATGACTCCAGAGCCGTCTTGGAATGCTTTGTAATGGCGTTCTTGACGAAGTTGGTCACGGCTGCCGGGTCGGGGTTCTTCTGTGCCCGATAAATCTTCATCTGGCGCAGATAATCCTGGTCCTGCGAGCCAGCCTTATTCAGTGCAGCCTTGTACGCTTGCTTAAGGTCTTCCTTGGCGCCAGCGTCCAGCTTTAGTCTCTGCTGGTAAGGCTTGAATAGCTCCTCAAACTTGGCATTCTCGTACTGCGCTGCCTGGGGCTTGATGTTCGTGTTCCAGTGCTGGTCTTGCTTTTCCTGCTCGAACTTGGCAACCTTCTCCTCAAACTCAGAACGCTGCTTATCGACTGGTGCGGCCTTGACCCCTTCCGCCTTCTGGCCCATCTGGTTAAAGGCTTCTGACATCCTGCCGAGGGCCTTTACCGCGTACTGGAACTTAGTCTTTTCGTCTAGCCGTGGGTCGTCCTGCGTATTCAGGACATCAATCAGGTTATTGAAGTGCTGCAAGGCTGGTGACTGTTGCAGCATCCCAACCACGTGCGGAAGAATCGCCTGCTGGTACGCCTCGGGATGGCTCGATGCTATGCGGTCCAGGTAGGCGGGTGCCAGCTTCGCAAGCCCTTCCGCAAAGTCTGGCCCCAACTCGTCAAATGCTTTGGGATCGCCCGACGCAATAAGCTGGTCTACTGCCTCAACGCCAGCAATGCGCTCCTGTAGGCCCGTCAGCCCTTCCGTACCGCCGATGGCTTGCAGCATCGCGTAGTTTTCGCGTATGCCGTCTATGCCTCGGGGGTCTAGCTGCTTAAGCGCAAAGGCCCTGCCGTAGTCGTCGCGTGCTTGCTTGACGAACTTAGCGCTATTGGGGTCTGTGGTCTTAAGGCTGTTGAGGTACTGGCGATATTCCCGGCCAAAGCGTGTGCTGTATGGGTCGTCCTTGGTCGCATCAGCCGTACTCTCGCTGTCGCTTCCCCCCAGTTCGCTGTCGCTCGCTGTACCTTCGGCGTCAGTTTCCCCCGATTCAATCCCTGTATCTAGCTCGGGGGAGTCTACTTCCGGCGCTTCCATCACGCCACCTAAATCATCCATGTCTCAAGCCTTCCTTAAATCCTGTTCTGCAAATGCCAAGCCTTGTGCTGATATGGGTCGCCTACTACCGCCCCACACTGCGGGCAAAGCCTTAACTCAACTTGCTGCCAAGTGACCAACTCAAATACATTGAAGTGCGGCCACGTGTCCGGGTTTCCCAACAATTCCGCAAACTTCATTTAGGCCAACTGCTTTCCTACCATGCTGATTTTCTGTTTCACGGGGACGCCGTTCGCATCCACGCCTTCTTTTTCCGTAGTCACTTCGTGGGGCTGTAACGACTGGTCGCCCTCTATCTCCTCGGGCGCAACTTGCAATCCGGCGGCCTGGAAGATTTTCGCCTGTACCGGAGGCGCATACTTGCTGGGATCCACGCTTAGCGAGCCCTTAAACTCGATCTCCTTGGGCGGTGTTAGCTTCTGGCCCATCGCTACGTGCTCTTCCCAATGCAAGTGTAGGTTCTGGTATATCTGCTGCTGTTCGGGTGAGCCGTTCTTTAGCTTCCTACCTTCTGCGGTCTTCATCAGGTCCAGCGTGATCGTCGCGTGAATGGCATGGTCTTGTGAGCCATCCTGCGCTGCTGGCACGCTGGATACCTGCGGGGGGAGGGATTGTAGTTGCTGCTGTAACTGCTGTTCGGCGTCCTGCAACTGCGCCAATGCTTGCTGGCCTTCTGGCGTCTGCGCTTCCGGGTCCATCTCTGCGGACTGGACTTGCTGCGCTATCTGCTGCAATTGCTGCTGGATGACGGCTATCTGCGGGTTAGGCTGGGGTCCAGACTGAAGCAATAGCTCAAACTCGCCATCCTGCTCCTCTACGTCATCCTTGCCCTGAAGCTCCAGCCCAGCCATTGCCGGGAACTTAGCAATATGCGTTAGGTTGCGGGGGTTGTTGACGATGCCCTGATACATTGGCACGGTCTTGCTGGCTTCGACTAGCTCCGCAAACTGCGCCTCCTGCTCCGCGATGGTCTGCGGAATCTCCATTGACTCAGGATAGCAAAGCGTATTGCCTTGCAGGTTACCTAGTTCTATCTCCAGCTTGTCTTGGCCGGGAATGCTGGCCTGGATGCTTGCCACGCGATTCTTGGCAGCGCACTTAACCGCCTGCTCTGCTGCCTTCGCCAATCCAATGCACTTCTGTCCCCATGGCTGCGATAGCACCTGCAATGCCTGATCGCGGTTGAGCTTAGTGGCGCCGAATGTGTCTGCGTCCTCCATGCCAAACATGGCTGGAGACATGCCGTCCATTAGTTCAGGCGCTTCGGTCGCCATCCACACCATTGATTCCTGCATGGTGCTATTGGGCTGTGGCGTCTTCTCTACGGCAATGATGTTATCCAGCGTCATATTCGCCGGTAGCGAACTGGCTAATACGGGTGTTACCTTTGCCGGATCGTTCGACTGCTGATTCAGCGCCTGTACGTCAATTGGGCCTTCCAATGCATAGCGACGAGCCACGGCACCACGCGTATAGCGGTCGTCAAGGCTTACTCGGGCGTTCAGCGTCTTCTGGATTGGCAGGAAGTTGGCGCCCACCGAACGCCGGTTCTGGCCGCTACCCTGCTTGGCGTGCAGTACGGTCAGATGGTCGTTCAGCGATTCATTGCGGATGAATGCAAGCTCACCGCCAGCGTGTACAGCTAACAGGCCATCGGGGAAGTTCTGATAGAAAAGCTGACGTAGTTCCTTCTGTTTGATAGAACGATACTGTGAAGGTCGATACCACGTCAGGGTTTCGGTCGCGTCTTGCTGCCAACTCTCTCCCGATGAGGTCGAGGATTGCACCGCCAGACGGACATTGATTCTCGCCTGCCGATCCAGCTGGTCGGCTCCGCCGCCATTCTTGGACCCTGCTCCACCAGCTTTGATCTTCTCTTCGATCCACGGGTATCTTTCTTTCAGCGTGTTGACGTTCTGCTCAGTAGAGATACGCACCCATGGCATCTCGGCCATGTCGTCGGCGTAAATTGGTACTTTTGCCTCCAGCTTGCCGAATGCTGTTGTAATTTCTCGCACTGCGGGCACTTCGCTGGCTGGCTGGCCGGGTTGCAACTCGTTCTCTGGGGTAACTCCTTCAGGTACGGCATCGCCAAATGTCTCCTGCTGCTCATCTGGGGTCTCAGTCCCCCAGCGCTGCTCATCGGCTACCGAACGCGTGTACAGTACAACGCGATCATCTGTGTAGAAGTAGCTATCAATGCGCGTCGATACATCTTTAATGCCTGCGTCGTTAAGCCAGACTTGCAGATACTTTTGCGCCTCTTCGGCTGCGGTCTGGTCCATCGGGTCTTTGTCCCGCTTTGGCACAAAGGTGAAGCCAGGAATATCCCTAGACAGCGCAGCTACGAACTTATCCTCGCGCGCGCCATAGACGTTGACGGCAAACATCCGGCCCGCGTTCTGGCTCTGCAATATCTCGGATCCGGACGCCCTTGAACCGTTGACGCCACCATACAAACCCCACCCGCCACGTCCAGCATTCAGGAAGTGGTAGCCACGGCTAAATAGTCTTTGCTCCCAAGCCTGCAAGACCTCGAAATTCCGCGCACTGGAGTCGGCACGCGTGCACGTCTCGCTCAGGTCGTCAATCGCAGACTTATACTCACCCAACTCATCCGGTCCAAACATCGGCTCCGGCGATACGTCAAATGAGCTGTATTTGCCGAGGGGATTGTATTGGGACAGGTCGATGGGCGTGAGCTGTGGCCCTTGCTGGTCTGTCTGCTCTTGATCTTCCGGGGGAGGGACGGGAGTACTAGCCACCTATAAGCGCCTTTACGTGGTTCTCGATTGCGAACACTGGCACCAGCGCGGGCTTCTTGTCCACCGTGAAGGTGACCGTGTTGGTCGCGTGGTCCACCGAATAGCTAAGGATTACGCCCTCGGTCTCTGGCAGTGTGCCCTTGTCCTGAAACGTGCCCCACAGTCTAGATTTCTGATCCGGGGTCAGCGTGATGCTGAAGCTACTTGCCATGCTTCCAGCCCTTCATGGTCTCGGCCAGCGTTGCTCTGCGGCGCAGCGTTGGGTTGCTGCTGTTCTTGGCGCTCTCCAGTTTGGATTCGGGGATCTTCTCGCCCAGGGGAATGCCTAGCTCCTCGTGAAGTGCGCCTTTCTTGACGTTGAAGGAGCCTTTCTTGCCGAGGTTTACGTTTTCAGTTGCCATCGCTCTCCTCAATCGAGATATTCATCTCGCGCAAGTAGTTGCGGTCTTCCTCGCTCATCGCCTCCTCGAACGACTGGGGACGCGTCCAATTCTCGTTCGGGCCAAATGTAATGGTTCCGGACGAGGAACTCACCATCCCGCTGAACGGTCCGAAGTTCATTTCCCCTCCAGTCCAGGTGAATTCTCTTCTATCGCCTCGACAGCCTTAGCGCGCTCAACATCACCCGCCTGCGCCTTAGCACCGTGGTCACGCTGGAATACGTCTAGAATCCTGCTGCCAACGATGCCAATCTTCATTCCCTGCTCAGCATCTCTAGCCAGTCGCGAACTAATCGTCTCGTCGGGCTTGCCGTCAAGGATGGAGTTGGCTTCCATGTCCAGCGCGATCAGGTTGCGCTTGATATAGCCTTCTTTGGCGGCTTGCGCTTCCTGGGCTGCGATCTGTTCTGGCGTTAGGGGAGTTATGCCGTCAGACATGCAGGCTCCTTGTAATACGCGGGCTCCGTCAGTAATTCGCTCTCTTCGATGGACAGGTTTCCAGGTTCGTCGTATTCCAAATTCCAGTATGCGGGGCCGGTCTTTCCGCTATCCATCCAGCGCTGCTTGGCGGCGAGGCGAAGGCGCTGGAGATTCTCGATTTCCAACTCAGCCGCCTCACGCGAGACGTATATGCCACGAGTGAACTCGCCGGAGAATTGCTCGTCGAGGTATAGGCGCCAGACCTTCATTACATCCCACCGCCAGCGCAGTCACCGGCAAACTTATGCGCCTCGGCAGCCGAGCCATGCTGTGACTCGTGCTCATGCATGTCAGGGTGCACCACATGAACCGAATGGGCGCCAGAAGCATGGTCGTGTGTGATATGGACTTCCTGCGCCGGTCCATGCTGTGACGCCAACGCTGCGCCATCTTGCGCTGGGGCTGGGCCCTGCTCTTCATCGGAATAGCCGTCAGCCTGCGGAGGTGCAGCGCTGGGGCCTTTGGCCTTTAGCTTGGCTTCGCTGGACTTCATTGCGTCGCGATTCGTGAATCTGTTCTTCTGTGAATCTTCGTATGCCATTAATCTTTCTCCTTGAAATGAATTGGCTGGTCGGGGCGGATTCGAACCGCCTTCAGGTATCCTCGGTGGCCTCTTGCGTAAGGGCCGCGTCCTACCTTCCCTGTTCCTTGCCCCACCGTCAACGCCTGCGAATGGGGAAGCACTATAGCCCTGAGTGCCCGACCAATGCCTATTTCTCGTCCTTAAACTCATCCAGCGCCGCTATCTGGCTGGTCTCGTAATCCATGACTTGCATTAGCTTCTTGGCGTCTGGCTTTTGCTTATCGACGTAGAACTTGAGCTTGTCCTTCTGTACGGATTCCAGCATGGAATGAACTTCATAAACCTGAGCGGCCAACCGAGCATGCACGCCATGTAGCTCTTGGCGCATGTTCTCAATTCCGAGCATTACGCTAAGCCACGTGAATAGCCTATTTGCCACGCTTGGCCTCCCTCGCGTCGCATCGCGCCTCGAACACGTCCATCTTCTTGGACAGATCAATGCCGGCCACAACCGCCTCTACCTGCGCCTCGATGGATTCGCACAGGCCTACTAGGTCGTCATAGCGGCGCTGCTGCATTGCGCTTTGGGCTGCTATGTCTGCGCGGATGCCAGCAAGGAACAGGTTTCCAAGCCTAGAGAATAGATTGGGCGCGACCTCTTCTGTGCGATCGGGATTGCAACCCTCCACATATTCCGGCAGGTTGGCGGTAGTCCAGTATTCCTCTCCGAACTTCTTTTGCTTCATGTCTCACTCCCAGTAAGCTAGTGGTGCCGACGCCTTACTCCGTCTTTCTGTTTCGTTTAGCCTGATGAGGTGTCGTGCAAACTCATCTGTAGTTGCCGCCAATTGCTCCTGGATCACTACGTCATGTGGCTTCTTGGCATTGGACAGCATGTCTACCAAACCATACCGCAACTCATCGCCTACGTCGTCATACAGATGGTCTGTCTTTAGAACGTCTTCGCCGCCCTTTTCGCTGTCGTACTCAAGGCTAGGAATCGCGGCTAGGGCTTCCGGACACATCTCGGATATGAACCATGTATCGTCCTGAATTAGCTGATACATGAAACGCCATCCAACGACTCGTGAACCGGGCTCCATATTCGCGGGGTAAGGTTTGGGAAAATGTAAGCCACTCCCAGATTGCAATAGCTGCGCCGCTGTGTTCTGGCTCGTCTTCTGGCCGAATGCATCTTTGCTCAGTATCCATCGGCTTATCTTTTGATCCCCCGACAGTCTTGCTATCTTGGCGCCTAACTCTTTTTCGCTTGTGTTGTCTTCGGCGATGCTGGTGACCAACTCCCGGTAAGTGAATACACACCGCCTCGGAGTGTCCCAATTGCGACCGAGCAACTTTGCTTGCTCAGGTAGAACATTACCAACGGCGTGCCAATGAACGGGAGAGTGATGCTTAAAGCCCCAGTCTTGGCTGATCCAGTGGGACCACCAAGGCTGAACAATCTGCCCAATAACCGAGGGGTGTACCTTGCGCTCATATGCCTCGAAGTTGGTAAAGTACTGGCCCTCGGGTACTGTCCAGTCACCCTCAAGCAATGCCTTGCGCTTCTTGTCTGGCAAACCACGCAATGCGGCTTCGTAGTCTGCGCCTAAGTGCGGGTTGTCCTGAAGCAATGCCGGGACATACGCAAACTCATGCTTCAGATGCTCAAGCTCTTTCGGGAACTTGCGATCAATCCATAGCGCCTTGATCCACTGCATTCCAACGCCGGTTGGATTAGTTCCACCAAGAAAGCATGGGCGGTCAATACCCGGCGTTCTCAGTCGAAAGAGGACTAGATCCTCAAAGACATTGCGCAGATTCTCCGATAGTTCTTCGATGGCTATATCGCAGAATTCAGCAGACTTATAGGACGCCGGGTCTTGCAGGTTGCGCAGGGCGATTCGACCGCCCCCATATTTGGGCCGCAGAAAGAAGCAGAGTCCTTCTTTTTCTGTCCGCTTGGTGACGCCAAGCCAGGAGGGAAACTCCTTCTCAATCTTGCTAATCTGCCGATCCTGCAGGGTTGGGTAGTCGTAGCTAAACAGCCCAACCGTCAGGCCCTTAATCTTGGTCTGCTTGAATCGCCTGATAAGCTGCCGGGTACACCACCAGCGGAGCAGGAAGCTCTTTCCCCCACCAGCAGCGCCGCCATAAAGCGTGAATCGATACCGATCCGTGGTGTTTATGCAGTCAAGCTGTTTCGGGCTGGGGTCTATTAGATCGGATAGCTTGACTTCCTCATAGGTCGGCAATCAGCAGATGCTCTATTTCCCCATCGTGCTCAATTCGCTGCGATGGCTTACCAAACTTGTGGTCAGCAAGCCATTTGGCCGCCTCGAAGCTAATCTTTGGATCATCGCACCCCACATGTGAGCGGATAATCCTTTTCAAGTCGTCATCCGAAATGACGCCAGCGAAGAATTGCGCCGCTAACTCTTTGGTAACTTTGGGCTTTTTGCCAGCGCCTAGTCTTTTACCGCCGTGGGTTCCCACTTGAAATTCCCCTTGATTAATCAGCGAGCCGGACTAAACCAGCCCTTAAGGTATATTTAGATCCACGAATGGCTTGGCCGGATAGCGCTCGAACTATATCGTCTTCCCGCAAACCAATGTGCCGTCCATCCGGGAGAGTTAGCCAGAACAGCCCATCGCTAATCTCCATATCTACTCCGTTATCTGCTGGTCCCGATCCCTTGCCGATATCCATGTATGTCTCCCTACTTCCGAGCCAATTGGCTCTTTAGCTCTGCGATTTCCCGCTCCTGATCCTCGATAAGCTCTTTTGCTGCCTTAAGGACAGCTATCGTTACTTCGTCCTGGTCTATGTCGCTATCTACTAGTTCTGTCCAGCTAATAGAACGGCCATATTGGCAGATGTCGCAAACCTGCTGATGGTGCAGATGACAGTCGCATTTAGGCCTGCGTGCAGAGTTGCGGCAGCTCATTAGTCTGCGTCCAGTACGTCGCGAAGGCGCTCAAGAACACCAGACCGCGTATAGTCCTTGAATTTGTACGGGTGCCGCCCTTTGCCTTCATGCCATTCTTTGTGTGCTTCCCGGTCGTTGCCGTCTATTGAATTGCCACAGATGGTGCAGCAGCCGGTGCATGGGTAGTAAATGGATTCGCTCATATCAATCCTTCCAAGGCTTTATCTATCGCCTTATCAACCTTGTCCTGCGAAATAGGTACGCTGGGCTCTATAGGCTG